TCAGTGATATTTACTCAGATTCGCTTTCTGGTGGTGATTCAACTTCTGTGGCTCCGTTTATAACTTTCATCAGTTCTTCACGTGAACCAAAAAAGTTCGCAGTTCCAATCTTAGTACCCTTGTCTGGCTTACCAAAACCCGCCTCTTCCATGCGTTGCTTTTTGCGTTTTAATTGATGTCCGGTCTTATGTTTAATGGCATCCAATGTATGCCCCATAATGAGAGCGGTAGTTTCCAAATGACGGTTCCGATACTTCGGGTCAATCCCACCAAGTTCATCGTATAGCTCAGTAAACATACCCATTCCCTTGGATATAATTTGTTCCAATTGTTTCTCACCCTGAATGTTTCTCATCTCGATGTCGGACATATCCGGCAAGTCAACATTCCCTATTGTGATGATTTCATGAGGTTCCACCACTACCATAGGGGCGCTATCCTCTATTGGAGCTTCATCAGGAAGTTCCATGTCTAACGCTATGGCGATGTTTGGGTTTAGACGTTGTGTCATCTCTTGGTTGCCCTCTTAGCTTTTCGAACCTTACCTACATTACTTACCTTTCCGGTACGCGATTTAGCCTGCGCTCTTATTTTTCTACTCGCTGTTCCAAGGTTTGAAGCCGTTTGTTTCTTCACTTTACGGACACGTGATGGGTTCGGAGCCTTAACTTGTTCCTTGCCTACAGCTTTAATTGGGTGTGCTCGTCCTTTGCGGTTGGCATGGTTACTATATAGTTCCGATTCGGTGAGAACCAAAAAGTCAACTCCGCGTCGTGCGGCCCATTGCATTGCAGCACCCCACTTGGCTTCGTTCTTTTTTCTGATAGCCACGTCAACACTGCTACGTGCGTGTGCCTCTGATGCCTCGTGTAGGGGTTTTATCTCGATGAGTTTGGTACTGGGCTTACCACCCGCCTGCATGTACGTCACTAGAAAATCAGGGATGTAGACGGTTTGTTTTCCGTTCAGTGGGTTCTGATATGGAATCTTCATGGGCTCTGATGCCCATTCCATAACACCCGGATGCAAATCACAGTAACGCATGAATTCAAGTTCCCATGAGCTACGATAAATGATTGGGTAATCACCCGTATACTTCTGCGGATACTGTGGGGTGAATAATCCCTTGTTGGTTGAGCGAGCCATTATTTTTCTGGATTGATCCTTTCGCTTTCTGTATTAAGAGCTTCGGCGTTTTCTTGCGCTTCAACCGAAGCCGCTTTGTTTTCATCCGATGACTCTTGCAAGTCCCTAGATAGTGAAACGTTACCAAGGTTTACTTGCACTTGTGCCTGCGAAGACTGCGATCTTGCTATTACTCCAAGATTTACAGATAAGCGTGCCGAGCGGATTGCAGCATCGAGAAGGTTATCAGATTTCTGCTGATTAGCGGGGTCTGGTATCTTGGTTGTGTTAATAGGTGGTGCACTAGCGCCCGCCGCCTCGCTGGTGTTGGCTAGTGAAGAAAGCTCTTCTTCTGTTGAGAATTCGCCAGCACGCTGCACGGCCTTTTGATTTTTAACTGCTTCGTTCAATTCTGCTTCCCGTGCATCAAGTTCTTGTAGGCGTTCGGTATTATTTGCAGCACGTGCGGGATCAGCGTTTATGGCATCTTTCTCAGCTTGAATTTGATCCAAATCGCGTTGCTTACCAACCAAACTATTCGGTATAACCGGAGTAAGTTCACCCTTATCCAGAGCCGGTTCGATTATATCCGCAAATTCGTTTGCCAGTTGGAATTGTTCTTCTGCCATCGCTTGAGTGGATGATGTTATAGTAGTGGGCGGAATAACATTTACTTGGTCTACAGGGCGGTTAACCGGTTGCTCCAAGCCGTCACGAGCGATGCCAGATTTGCGTGGACCATCCGCAGGAGAACGACCTGATGAATCAGATGCAACACGACCGCGATTCTGACCGATGGTGTAATAATATCCTTCATAATCAAAAGTCGCAGTTACTCGGACGTTTCCGGTGCGGTCTTCTTTATCAAGGTTATCATGAGACCACCCTGTTATCATCGGACGATGGTAAAAATACACATTAATACCATCTGGTTCAGTGCCGAGGTCTGCAATTTTAATAGTTTCAAAAAAGTGTCGTCCGTCATTTGGCTTCAATCTCATACCCAACGATGGTCTCCGTCCCATAGATGAACGCATTTCACCTCCGTCTGTTGCAGTCAGGTTATCAGTGAATTGATACGAATTGCTTTCACGTGTTGATCCACCTAAATTGGTATTGACTTCGAGTCCAGATATGGTATCACCAATGGTTGCTTGGTGAGTATAAAAATTCAAATGTTCTTTCCAGAGAGCCTGAACGATGGAGGTCGAGTCGTCGTGGAATGTCATGGAGGCTTGTGGGTATTCAACTTGCGTAGGAACTATAATCCATTTGTTATACGACCGTATTTTTTCTGTTTTGAATGTAGCACTGGGGTGATCGATGGATATCAAATGCGTGTATAATCTTCCGCTGTCATTGATGAACTCACCTAAATTAGTTACGGGATTATCTAGCGCTCTTGGACTTAATGTAAATTCAACAAACCACGTAAATTTGAATCGAGGGATACTAAGTGCGGAGGCAATATTCCCCGGCATTGATTGTAAATTTCTTTCTTCTTGGGCATAGTTAACAAACGGCCAGCCTGTTTCACCGTCTATTCCACCTAAGTCGCGCTTATTAACTGCCATATTCAATACCTCTCGTAAATATATTTACTAAGATACAACAACCAAAAACCGGAGAAAGCATGCGCGTAGAAGTTCGTAACGGAAATGTTGAAAAAGCATTGAAGGTTCTTAAGAAGAAATTATTCGACGAAGGTTCGATTCGTGAAGCTATGGAAAGGCGTTATTTTGAGAAGCCATCGGAGACTCGTCGCCGTAAACATAAGGAAGCAGTTAATCGTACTAGGAAAGTTGTGGAAAAGGAGAAAGCCAAACACGAGGCTGCACGCCTTCGACGAAAATAAAAAAGGGGCTTAAAGCCCCTTTTTCAATTCTAAATATTGGTTCTTAACCACTAGTCCCAACAGTTATAAAACCACCCGGACCACCAAGAGTACCGCCGACGGACCAAGATGTGCCTCCGGTGTTAACACCTGAGCCACCAGCAGCACCAGAACCCGTTGCGAGAACTCCCGCCTGACCTGCAATTTCTGCGGCATGAGAGAAGACACCCATACGGAAACCATCTTGGTTGAAGCCGATAACGTTATCGTAACGTAGGGTCAACGTGATTTCCATCGGTGCAGCTTCCTCGTAGGATAGCTCGTTCAGGTTCATGTTAGTGATTTGACAACCGGCGAAGCACCACTTTTGAATGATGTTCGGGTCGGATGCCGATCCACCAGCGGACTGTCCACCAGCAAGAACGTCCAAGTCAATTTCAAACTTGTAGTTCTCACCAGCACGACTCATCGTCTGGTCAAAAAAGTTCTGTTGCTTAGCAACCTGCTCTTGTACGCGAGCCTGTACGGAGTTGGCGATGTCGTCTACGAACACAACATCCACAGTTCCCCATTCACCACGAGTACCGATGTACACTGTAGAAACATAGGAATAAAGAGTTTGAGTTTCGAATTCAAGATTCGGGCGACCCATTCGACGAATTTGTCGCGTCAGGTCATACGGGGCAACTTCACCCGGCACTCCAAAGTTGAAGAACAACACGCGGAAGCGATTGGATAGAATTGGTTGTAGCTGAGCCGAACGGTCTCCGTTTAGTCCCGGTACACCAAAATTGGAAAGCGAGTTGACAGTCATTATTATTGTTTCCTATGAGCAATGGAGTATTTACCCCTGATGTAGCTATTTAGGGTTTGGAAACAATATCTTTTGGAAGAGTGTGAGCGTAGGTACCATCTTCTGGGTCCGTATCACTAGGGAGTACCGCTACTGCTCCGAACTCCTCAAGGGTATCAATGGTTTCTTTGTTGGTTTGTTCCAGTCGATATGCACCAAGCATAGCATTTTCACCAAGCTGATGATTTGACTTGTGAGTCCCTACCATTTCCCCATCAGGATGACGAAGGAGGTAATAGAATTCTGTTTCGGCTGTCATAGATATTTCCACGGTCGTCTTCAAAAAACGGATGTGCTACTGCATCATGTTCGTATTTAGGAATCCCGAAAGCTATCATTGTAGTATGCTCAGATTCGGACACTTGTTTAATTGCATGCCTTTCATACAGGATATCTTCCGTAAGGTATCTGTTCACTGACAATACACCCTCAACTTTATTTCGATTACGGTCGTAGAGGAAATAGTAGAAAATTAAATTAGGTTCGGACGTTTCCATAAAGCACATACGGCATAGCATTGTCGATTGGTAATTTCATAATAGCTGTTTCGTCCATACCTTTAACATAACCAACAAGGATTTTCATAGGAATTGAATGAGTGCAAAGCCAAACGTTCTTACCCTCATTTACCAACGGTGCCACGTACTCTCGAAAGAACGGAACTACGCGATCTTCAACATCGCGGAAGGATTCTCCCTGCGGTGGTGCTTCGAAGTAATCTCTCTGCCACAGTTTGTAATATTTAGGAGCAAATTGTTTTCTGATGTCTTGATACGTCATCCCCTCCAGAAGACCGCCTGAGCGCTCCCTGAGTTCTTCTGAGAGCGTCCAAGTCTCTCGCGGGTGCGAGTGCCCTAGTGCGTACCAAGTCGTGTCCTGACAGCGCTCAAGGTCGCTCAGGAAGACGGCATCATATTTGTATCCACCCATGTCATCCTTTAACTCCTTAGCCTGTACGATACCGTGGGGAGTTAGGGGCGAGTTTATCTGACCGGTTTTACGGTTCTCGGTGTTGGCGAGGGTTTCGGCGTGCCGGATAAGAACTAGCATTTATTGGTACTGTATGGTGAATAATTCTTTCGAATTGGTTGCACGGTTTCCCCATGCGAGGTTAACACGCTCTAGCATGCTGTCACTGATAATAAGCATATCGCTCATGTCGTCCATAACACGGCTTAGTACAGTACAAGTGGTTTTGTCGTTGATGTAACGGTCCATAAAATCTCGGTACTGCATGACTTCACCTACTGATGGTTTGTGCTCATTCGTGCTTTTTTCGTTGTCGTAATTGGTTACGCATACACCCTGAAAGATACTTGCTTCGTCTTCGGTGTATCCAACGTCTGGGTCTGATGGCGATTGTCCAAATGTAACTTCAGAGAAAATCTCAACCACGGTTCTGTTTCCAGTGCTCTTCTTTTTAAAAGTAGCCTCGATGAAACACTTCTTGCCCCATCCCATATTAGGGAATCCTGCACGCGGTTTGGCTTGTGCCATTTTTATAATAATGGCATCATAATCAATATTATCTTTAATTATTTGGTGCATACCGGGCTTAAATGCCATAGGTGGATTCCTCCATTTCCCTATGAGTATATACCTTTTCTAGACTCTATACAAGCGGGAAACCGGCAAGTCTTTTGATTTCTAACAGTTCTGCTTGGAACGCCGCTTCCCTTCGACGAGCCTCCAACGAGAGTTCCCGTTGCTTGCTCTTGTCGGATGCAGGAGTGATTCCTGTTCGGAGAGTTTGGTTCAGGATGGCTGTTGTATTATTGATGAGTTGGTCCATAGCAAGAGTCAATTGGTCTTCGTCAAATTCCTTCGCGAGTTTATCCTTCTCGTTCGTATCACCTAGTTCCAACTCTGGATCATTACCATATTTGCCACGGTGATCACTACTACCCCAGTGATCCCACTCTGGCTGCATACCATCATAGCTAGACCAGTGTGCCCACGCATTATAATCTTCGTCATCATACATTTCTTCACCACCGCCTGACATACCAGCCGCTACTATTCCTAGTAACTCTCCCATACCAATGGTCATTTTCCACGGTCCAAATACAGGATTATCTTTTTCTTCTTCGTGTACATAAATCACGCTTGGTTGCATATAAACACCAGCACTCGCATACGCCTCAAGTCGCTCAATAATTTCTTCTTTTAATTTTTCAACCTGTCTATTAACGGCGCTTGAATCGATTGCTTTGTGAGCAGCATCAACCACGTAATCGTAGAACCGATTATTGTCTCCCTCCTGCTCCAACTTCTTCGCTATCTTTCGTGCCATGCTGTGTTGGTCTTCGGATGGTTTGATACCCAAGGCGCGAGCTACGCTTATTGTAAGGCGAACTGGCAACGCCTCGAAGACGTGTACTAAGAACTCGCCATCGATGGAGTCTTCTATATTTTCTTTGGTGATAATCAACTCATCAATTTCTTCTAGAAGACCGAACAAACTTAGCGGAGCGTCGTCGTCATATTCTCTAACAACCGCTTCATAATTTTCCCATTCATCCATTTTAACATCAACATAATGCATTCCTTTAGCCGCGTTCGTCAAATCAAATTCCACATGTCCGGGAGTATTCAAGCCTTGTTCATCCATCAAGTTCTCTAAGTGTTTTGCCGCTTTTTCGTAATTTCCTGCTTCCCATTCTTTTTCAATGAAGTACGTCGGTCCGGCTAGAGAGGGCTTCTCGTCGATGAGTTGTTGCTTGAGTCCTTCTTCTTCTAAATGGTTTAGACTAAAATTCTCCTCGGGCATGTAGCCACCACCAATTATTCCATCAACAATATCGTGACGAAGCAAAGCAACGATGTACTTGTGATATCTTGGTGCGGGTTTCTTGTTACCACGACCCTTCATTTCGGTCAACATTCCATTCGAGGTTAGGATGAAAGTTACCATGCAAGAATATCTCATCTCACCATCCGTGGGGAATTCCTTACGAAGACTGAGAATGGTATCATCCGAACTTTCTCGTGGCTCGTTACCGCAATGTCCCATGCAGTCGCCTTCTATTGGGCAATAAGGTTTTAGTAAATTCCACCAAGCAACACCGTCTCCAAAGTCGATTACTATTTCGGCATCCTCAGCTAAATCAACAACACGTTCTTGGTCGTCTGCCCATTCCTCTGAAGCCACTTCAAATTGTTTCATGAGAACTTCTGGTAAGTCATATTGGAAGACGTGATTCTTAATTGCAGGGACAGGCATGCCCATATAGTGCGCCATTTTTGTTTTGAATTCGTTATCCCCCATTTGCCTCACTGTCTGTGTGATTTGGTCGGGGGACACGCCAGCCTTCATAGCGAGTTGCTTAACCTTCTTGTCTGCTGCGTTGGCAACTGCATTCGTCGGTTCCCCACTTTGGACATCTATTTCGGCTTGTTGTACCATCAAAAGAATCTGAAAATATCGGAGATACCAAACGACTCGGTCCTCGCGTTCTAATACCCGACGAGACCAATCGATTTCTCTCATTACACCCTTTTCAATCTTGGGGTTTAACTGAATTAGGTTTTGAAACATGGGCAATAGACGCTTAGCCGATGGCGCTGCTTCATCCAATTGAGGAGGCAGTCCGGCTAGTCTTAAAATCTTGTTGATTTCTTCTTGCATGTCCATAAGGGATATTTACTTGTGCACATATAATAAAGCCCGCTTGCGCGGGCCTTACGTTAAGGAGAGGCTATTTGCCTTAAAATGGCAGATCGTCGGCTGTGGCTAGAACCGTAATCGGCACGAAGATGAATTCGATTGACTTCGCTGGCTTGATAGCCACGTCAACATACAATTCATGACGGTCGATACGGTCTGGAGTGTTGTTAGACTCGTCACAGCGTACAGCATAATCAAACAGTGCACGTAAAGACTTCAGACCCGACAAGTAACGTTCGGTAACAACTTGGGCCGAACGCCGTGTAACAGCATCATTTAGTTCGAACAAGAACGGCTCTAGGAGTCGCGCAAGGTCGTACTTCATCTTAGCAATGAGTCGAGACACATTGATACGATCCAAGGCGGATGCAAAACCTTGGTTGGTTTTCTGACCGAACACTGTGAGACCACGTGTTGGCAAGAACGCAATCGGATTGATTTTGTTCTCGTACAAGATGTCTCGTTGTGGCTTGGTCAAAATAAGCGGGTTGTAATCACCCTCGTTCGATAGGCTACCCACAGAGGTTGCGTTATCAACGCGACCGCGCTGGAAACCAGCCGGTGGGAACCATGGAGCAGAAACCGAATCACTGAATGCGATTGTGCGCATGGCGATGTGGGTTGCTGGTTGGAATACGTCTTCACCGTCCACGTTAGTGGTCAAGCACCATGGGTACCAGAATGCGATGAACGAGTTTCCGCCAGCCGCGAAACCACCTTCACCGGTAGCTTCAACGTTATTAGCGTTTGTGATCCATTCAGCAGCAGTGGTCTCGCGACCTACTGGGATACCGTCTGGAATCATGAACTTGGAAACGTCGCAGCAAGCAAAGCTCACTTCGTTGTTGTCACCGTTCAGGGTAACCATTTCGTCGTAAAGTTCTGGGTAACCCGGTGATGCAATCAACTGGAAGTAGTTTACTTCAGCACGGATTTCTTGATTGGCTACGAATACAGACTGTAGAGATTCTACAACCAGATCACGCTGAGAACGACGACCGAATATGTCTCCAGTGTGTGGCTCCCAGAAGTTACCAGTTTGCGGTACGACCACGTAAGAACCAGAATCGAGGATAACAGTTACAGCTTCGAAACCGGGATTGTAAGACTTCACAGTGTTACGTGTGATAGACTCGCCAGTGTTACACCAGTACGTGCCGTTCAGAACGGTAGAGGCAACTGGGTCTTCTAGGTCGAAGATAACCGATGCGCGAATGTCAATCCAGTCAGAGCCAATCCAGCGCTTAACCAATGGGTAATTGTCACGAGCTTCAGGAGTCGAGATGTCTACCCAGATAGCACCCTGTGCAGGAAAGCCCGGAGGCGACGCAGAGATAACTTTCTCAGTGCTTGTTGGGTTGCTTACAGTAGTGGTTAGAACAGGAACCCACTGGTTACCGAAACCAACGTCCGTGCCTTCAAGATACAAAGCAAAGTCAGTGATGGTGTCGTCGAACCAAAGAGTACCAGTTTCAGGCTCAGATACCGGAGCATCGTCCTGTACAAATACTGGAAGCGGAATGAAGGTCAATCCGGTGCCGATGAATAATGGACGTGCACCAGTTGTGTTGATTGCGGAGATGTCTTCCCAAATTGTGTTTTCATTTGGAACAGGCATGATAGTGTCACGAATAACTGTCTGTAGTACCCATACACCATCAACAGCGCGGTAACGCTTGAGCTTCAGGTTAACACCACCACCAGAAGAAACAGTCTTCCACCAGTAGTCACCGTCTGCTACCGTTCCACCCGTTGGGGTAACCGGAGCGACGTGCATGTTAGTACCAGCACCAAAGTCAGTTACTAAGTTTGCGTCAGAAGCATCCTTCCAGATACCACCAAACTTGTAAACCATGCTACCGTCAGATGTGGAGTAATCAAATCCCCAATCGCCATCAGCACCGTCTGCGATAGTAGGAGCAGTCTGGAATACTGTGAAGGCATTGGTATCAGTGATAGGAGTGAATACACCAGCAACGCGAACGAATACACCACCGACAACGGCGTCGGCATCTAGCCAGTAAGTGCCATCAGGTGGCGGCTTAACTGGCTCTTGTTCCGAAGGTACAAGCTCACCCAAATCAATGTTAGCACGAAGGATGAATGCGCGGCTACCACGTCCCAAGAAGGAGTGAGCACCAAGCAATGCATATTCGTTGGTCTCGTCACCGTGAACTGGCTCACCAGCAGAGGTTACGAAGACAGGGTTACCATAGTTCAACAGCAAATCACGCTGTGAAGTAATCAGACGAAGAGTGTCGGACTCGATAGTACCGGGAGCCGTAGCTTGTCCATCTGAAGAAATTTTGTTTGCCCGAGTCGCAATGACGTACAGAGGTATCGTCTGGGGGTTGGGTTCCGAATATATTGATTGGTCCTGTACGGTTACAGTAACGGAAGCTGATGTCATTTTAGTGTATCTCCAAATCGGGATTCGTTGTTCATGATATTTACTCTACTCGTTGATTAGTGGTGCCCGAATCGTGTATAAGAACTTTGATCTTGAGCGCAAGTAGAACTATATATTTACCATGTCTAGAAAGGTAACAACTGAGTCATACATAAAAGAAGCCCGTGAACTGCATGGGGATTTTTATGATTATAGTAAAACGGTGTTTACGGCGAGTCGTGATCCCGTGACTATTACCTGCCCAATCCATGGCGATTTCACCCACAGGGCTAGTGCTCACCAACAAGGAAATGGATGCAAACATTGTTCCGATGATAGGCGGAGAATGACCACTGCCGACTTCATCAAGAAAGCGGAGAAGGTTCATGGCGACCGGTACGACTATTCCATGGTCGATTACAAAAACTCGCATGAAAAGGTCACCATTGTGTGTGAGTTGCATGGGCCATTCCAAACAAAAGCGTACCTCCATTTACAACACCGAGGATGTCGTAAATGCAAATATCTGTACCACCCGGGCGGATACACATACGACCTCTTCAAGAAAAACAGGGAGTTAGCGGAGAGCATGGGAATCTTTTACATCGTGGAATATGATTTCCCCGGTGAAGCCCCGTTCATCAAGATAGGGATCACTATTCATGACGCCTATACGCGCCAC